AACCGTGATGGATCAACAAGAAACTTTAGATCATGGCGTTGGTTTAGTACTTTTAGAATTTCCTCATCATCATCTGCAATTGGCGATGGTGCATCAAATTCTGATTTATCAGTATTTGACCAACCTTCTACCTTGCGAATACGTAGACGGAAATTACAGCCTTCCCAAGGATCAAAGATATCAGTAGGTTCTTCATCTTCAAAATCTGGATCAAGTTTGCCTTTGATTTTATCAAATAGTTTCTTGCCAAACTTGAAGATAAAAACCTTACCTTCATTCTCTGGGTTACCTGGGTCTTTGATCACAAGAATATTTGCATAGTAAGAAAGACGTCGCTTGAGTTTACGCGCAAGAATCTTGTCATCTTCAGTGCCTGACCATAGAGTATTACAATACTCAACCACGGGGTCAGCTTCACCTAGGGTAGTACGGCAATTTTCAATGTACCACTTACCGCTTGGACCTTGGAACCCATGATCGTAGACCTTTACCCAAGGTAGATCATTAGGATCAATAGCAGGAAGGAAACGGATAATAGCAGAACCATTACCCACTTTATCAACGCTCGCTTTCCAAAAGCGATCATCATCCTCTTTTGAATACTTAGAATCTTGTTTTTCTAGTTCTTTGACAATCTTCTGTAGAGTAGAACCAGAATTTTTGCGCATTGCACGTAGTGCTGCTAGATCTAGTGTCATATATTTTCCTTTACACTTTGAATCGTTAGTTCGTTGGATCGTTGTTTAGGGTTTATTATAACCCATCGTATTTATCGGCGATAGTTTTTGACAACATCGTCAGATAAATCTGTTTCATCATCAAGATCAAGAAAGTACTCATCGTACTCATCTTCATAATGATTAATGATTCGCATACCTTTACCTGGTAGATTGCGAGAATGCTTTACCTTTTTCTTGCGACCGAAATCTTTTTCCTGATCGTCATCAAACTGTTTCATGGCTTTTAAAATCATTGAAAACTGTTTTAAGAGAGTCTTTATTAGTGTTTAAAAGATATTTGTACTTACGGATATAACTTAGTTCTTTTGACCAAATACTATTTTTGATTTTATTGGGATCAAGAATATTTTCGTATGCATCTAGAATAGCAATTGTTTCTATGGTAATCTTACGTTTAAGTGCCAACTCATAAAGTTCGTCAATATTATTATAACATATGTCTTTTAAATCTAGATAACTAAGATCATCTTTGAAATGTTTTGTTAGTGATTCTTTGATCTTTAACCATTCTTTATAGATCCGATCACCTTTTTCTTCACCGTCTTCGTTGAAGGGATACATATGACCCCTAGAAAAACAAGCAATTAGATAGTTTACAGCATGTCGTTTATCATTAAATTTCTTTGATGCGTAATAAAAAAGTAATTTATCTTTGCGATCTTCTAGGGGTTTTAACTTAATAGCACCATCATATTCAATTATATTATAAGCCTCATTAGTAAAATGTATCTTTAGACTCATGTATAACTTATACAGTAATTCTGCTTTAATCATAATCTTCTAGAGAAACCTTCTTTTTTAGCAAACCCATCTCAGCAAATTCTACTTCAATCTTATCTTTTAAAGATTGTGCGATATACTTTGCAATTTCATCTGGCTCTAGATCATTTTCTTCACAGAATTCAAGTAAACATTGGTAATAAGGGATCTTTTCTTCTAGAGCTTTTTTCTCAATGTATAAAGAAAAGTCATTATTTGACTTAAAAAGTTTTGATTTCATTGTTGTAACGGGTAATGAGATAATATTCACAGTGTTTAAGAGCTCGTTCTGTTGCGACATATTTGTTACTTGTTTCATTAAAGATTTTTGATTCTTTGGTATTAGGATCATCTAGTTTTTCATCAAAACGTTCAATCATGAGTTTGAGAAAAATATCTAATTTACGTACTTCTTCATAGAGTTTGCTATATAAACCTTTGAGACCTTCAAAAGAATAAAGTTCATCCTGAATCTGACGGCTGTATTGGTCAAAGAGTTGCGTGTTCATAACGGTATTATATACCAAAAAATTATTCTTTGCTGAGTTCACCGGGGTGAGACAAAATATAATTTGCTAGATATAGTTCGCCGAACATATCTAGAAGTTCTTTATTAGAGTACTTGTCCCATGGAAACCAATCAAGATCATCATTATCGACGATCTTGCTTAAATCTTTGATTTCTTCAATAAGCATTTTTCTCATAGGAACCACCCAATAAAAGACCTGCCATTGAGGTCACTATTTAACCAACAGACACCATATTGGTCTTGTGCATGATTTGGTTCATTACGAATTGCAAACCCAAGACCGCTGTTAAGACTGGATACTGCAATAGATTCCCTGTCTGGAGGAACGGACATCGAATAGCCAGATAACGAGCGAGAGGATACCAAGTTTTCATGTTTGATTTTCAAGATTCTTCTGCCGAACGGAGTCATTATAAATCTCGAATTGGTCAGAGTACTTCACTCGTTTATAGATCACACCACCGCATAAGGTTCTGTATAGTACAGCCACTTCATATACAAAGAACTTATAGCACTTACCCTTTGAGCATATGAGCATGAAGTTCATATGGGTATTATAACACAGACTGAATAAATTTAGTACACTCTACCCTGCCACCCATAACTATTGTAGACAACCCAGTGGCTGTAGGTTCTTTAGCTTCTCGTAGATGCTCTACACCCTGAACCAGTACAAGCTTCACTCTGTGCGCTTAAGACATTTAAGAAAATCATCTGGGCAATTTTCACGATCAATAATTTTAAAATTGACGACAATGAATAGTTCAAGGTCTTGGATGCGTTTATTAGCTTGTCTAAGTTTTTCCATTAATTCCACATTTTGTCTGTGGATTTCTGTTAGTTGTTCTCTTGCCTTTGTAAGTTCCTCTGACAAAAATTCAATTTGTTGCAAAAGAGACTTAGTTTGATCAATGTATATTGAGTTTCTGCTTGTATATTCTTCTAAATTAGTTTTACGAAAAAATACATAGGTGCCAATAGCCAGTGTTATAAACCCCATTATAACACTGGCTATATTCCCGTAATCAACTTTTAAAAACTCAGAGATCGGAGAATCCATTATTCTGTCTGCTTAGAGTTGCTAGATTCATAATAAACGATAAGAATAAATAAGCCCCAAAAAGTATGTGGATAAAAGAAAAAGAACTAAGTCCGTACCAGAACCAAAATAGCCCAGTAATCCAAGCAGTACAAGCTCTTAATAGTTCTACATTCGGGTAATCATAGATAGAATATAATTGCAGCCCACCTATGATAAAACAAAAAATCCCCCAAAAAATATCTGAATGATACTCAAGTAAATGACTATAAAAATTAATACTTTGTGAATCTATAAAAAGAATTAATCCTAGAAGTAATAATCCAAGAGAACTAATTACTTCTAGGATTCTAAGATCATAAGGGAATAGATTTTTCACTTGATTCTTTTCCTAGCAAACAATATGAAAATAACCATTGTCAGTACATTGAATACTGTCCAAAGATAATTCGCAAAGTAAATGTCGACTAAACGATTTTCGAGAATATTAGATGCCCACCAGCTTAGTTGAGCTACTAACATTACCGAGGCTGCAATAGAAGCTAGTATAGCAATGAATTTATCTATAGATCTTCTAAATTGATTATATGACTTTGCTAGAGTAATAATAGCAACTACTGCTAAAACTACTGGTATTAAATCTACGGTAATTTCTATTATTGACATCTAAGTGCTCTCCAAAAGAAAAGGGAGATTAATCTCCCTCTTTATTTATTCTTTTGGTTTCTTCTCCGAATCTTTGTACTTTTTATTGAGAAATTTTACACGCCCTTCATAACGACGTTTAATTTCTTCTGCATCAAGCCAGATTTCAATACCTAACTTTACCTTTTCAATTTCTTCTTTAGTTAAGAACCCATCGTAAGTCTCATGCAATAATTTTTCTACCTTATTTTGTATGAAAGAAGAATAGGTTTGCATATTCGAAACAATACCTTCCGAACCTGTATATGCAGTATGAATCATCATACTAGCACTATCAAGTACCTTTACTTTATGGCAATATGATGCGATCATCGACGCCGCACTATGACAATCACCAATAAGAATACCAGTTACACTTGCTTGTGTTAATTTAATACCCTCAATAATTGCCAGTGCTGTCCGTAATTGCCCACCAATACTATTGATAAAAATTTGAATTTCGTCCATTTCTGAAGCAGAAACCAATAGATCAATTAGTTCTCTATACTCAGATGGATCGTCAATATCCTTATCTAAGAATACACGGTGTTGATTGTATTTTATTTCAGCAGACTTAATGAATGATGTATTAAGAGGAAGAATAATAGTTTGATTGCTCATTTCTCTCACCTGTAAAAAATATGATTACCGATTTGTAAAGTTTTTACCTTTGCATTAGTCCAGATTGGTTGAATAGTTGCATTATGAAAATGAGTAGCACCCCTTGTGAAGTCTTTTACTTGTCCATTATATACTTTTTTGGCTAAATTTAGCATTTTTTGAAATTTTTCTTCTTCAAAATTTACTTTTGGGTTTTTACAAGCCCAAGAAAATTGGCATTTTTTCTTTACTTTTTGAAAAACCACTTCGCATACTGAATCTGGGAATAAGCTATCCTTGACTCTATTCATTGTTACTAAGGCAACTGCTAAAACTCCTTTTTCTGATTCGCCCCTTGCTTCATAATACATATTTGCTGCAAGACAATGGATTTCATGATCTTCTTTTGATGGTATTTCAGCAGATGATATAGTTATAGGTAAAATAGCAACAAGTACTAAGAAAATATACTTTGCCATTAGTTAATCTCCGAATTTGTTTCTGAACTCCTTTCTAAGATCAATGAATTTATGAAGCCAGTTTTGTACTTTATCTGTATAGACAATAGGCTGATCATCCTCAACAGACATTAAAATGACTAAATTAGTTATTGGAATCCCAGTTCTTTCATACCACATGTAACTGTAAGCACTACACTGCATCCAATATGTTTCTATTTCCTCTTTGGTTTTAAACCTAGAAGAAGTCTTAAAGTCAATTATTGATCTTTTTCCCTGCCATTCTCCGACACAATCTACAGTGCCAGCTACTTGTAGATAATCGCTATACAGGGGTGCTTCATTGGCATAAACCTTACCGATTTGGTTAACCAATGGTTTAAATTTTTCCCATTGGTCCCAATAAAGCATTTTAGCGAAAGGTGCTTGTTTTATATTTATGCCTTTAATGAGTTCTTCGCACCTTTCATGGATATAAGTACCTCTGGCTGCAGCCGCCTTTGCTATTTTGTCTGCTTGTTCTTCACCGACTTTTTCCTTCCATTCCTGAATATGTTTATTATCATATACGGAAAATATAGTAGTAACAGAAGGATATAAATTACCTTCAGGGGTTTTATATCTTCTTCCTTTCGGTGAATCAATTCTTTCTAGCTTAGGTAAATCAATTGGTTCATAGATTGGCATTACAGAACTTTCATTGCACGATCATAGATTTCTTGTCGTTGTTTTATCCCGTTTGCTCCGCCATTGACTAGACGAGTTGTTTTAAGAACATCATTAGCAAATTTGTTTAGATTATTAATATCCCAATACCAACAAGCGCTTTCAAGTGCATATGTTGGTTCTAATAGAATATCTGGATCTTCCAATAAACGATCATCCCCAAAAATATAGTTCGAACAAGCACGGTAGTTATTTTTACCTGTGACTTGAATTAATCCACGCCCACGGTATTTCCAGCCTTCTTGTGATTTTTCACTACCATTGCCCATACGGTTAGCATATGCTCTTGAAGCAATCCAAACTGGTTGACGAGCATATCTCCAAGCAGTTTGATCATCTGGGAAGTACTTAGGGAATACTCTACGAAGAGCGTCAGCAGAATAGTTAAGATTTTCTACCAATATATTATAATCGGCTGATTCATGACCTGTCTGAGATAGAAAAGAAGCAATTCGCTCTTTTGTTGTAATATCATGATTAGGTAGAACTGCCGATAGTTCAAAAGACCAAGTATCTGGATCTTTGCAAGCAGGTAAAATAGCCTTTAGTTGTTCTGGTGTTATCATAATTAACCCCCTGCAAAGACATTAGGAGACCCTGCTGCAACAGATGTACACCCTGAAATAGCATCACCTACTCTACCTATACCTTTATTATTAACAAATACTGTTGTACTTCCCACCGCTATAGCAGCAGAATGGGCAGGGCAGGGACTACCTGGTAATTTATGTGTTGTATTTAAATCTCCTTGCCGTGATACAGCAATACCATTTACAAAAACGTCTCCAGAACCTTGAGCTCTAACCATACCTGAACAGTGTGCTACATCTGCATCTCCAACTCTAGTTACTGCTGGCATTTATTTGAGCTCCCGTAAGTATAATTAGCCATAAAGCTTCTCATTGCTTCGAAGTTATTTTCAACAATATGAGGAATAATAATGGTATCTGTTAGTACAATTAGAGATTCATCAGTATATTCATAAGTAACTGAATATTCATGTATTACAAAGTGCTTTTGATCTTGATTCAGAAAATATATATCTTTACATTCTGGGACATTTTCAATACCTTCTATAATAGTAGGTTCTTGAATTTTATCTGAATTACCTTTTTCTACATAATAAAAATAATCCTTCCAAGCACTCAAATACATACCTGAAATAGTAAAAGAAGAACCAGAAATGTTAACAATAATTGATGAATCATCAAATAATTTTTCTGCAGAAATAATATTAGCATTAGGTTGGCTAATAGTTATTACTTCATTTACTGGTATTCCTCTAATTGCTATAGGAACTGGATTAGGAGAAAACATATTATCTAGATTTTTCTATTTGCATAAGCTCTTGAAAGATGATATTCCATTTATCAAGTTCTTCATGTTGTTCGTGTGTATGTGGAGGTGGAGGGACTTCTGGTATAAATTCTATTATATTCTTGAAATCCCTTGGTATTAAATTCACATTATCTACTGTTACTAGATTATCATTTTTATCTATAAAGGTAAAACGATGTACCATTTTTATTTATGTTAATAACCGCTTTCCTCACAAGCAATAATCCAATCTCTCGTTAAACTGCTCCGTACAATATCATCTGGTGTGAAGTAAACCTCTTGATATGCTTTCATTGAGGAAGCAATTTTACGGAAGTCATGGAATGCGCTTGTATCTTTATTAGACTTAATAAGGTCTGTTTGCTTATAATCACCACAGAAAATGATTTTTGATCTGTGACCGATACGCCCCATAATTGTAGAAATTTCTGCAAAATTCATATTTTGCATTTCATCTACGATGATAATAGAGTCGTCAATAGAAATACCGCGGATAGCTGTAGTACTTAAAAATCTTATAAACCCTTGTTCTTTTAGACGTACATAAGCATCTGGGCGTCCAAAAAGGGTAGAGCAAATTTCTTTGTAAGGCAATTCATAGATTTCTTGTTTTTCCTCAATATCACCAGGTAAGTGACCAATTTCCCTTAGTTGGACTAGTGAACGAACTATAACTACTTGTTTAAAGGGGTTGTCTTTGGCTAATACTTCCTCCAATGCTTTGTACATTGCTACAAAAGATTTACCAGTACCGGCTGATCCTAAAAGGGCTATAAAATAACCCCCTCCTTTATACATTTCAAAAAAAGTTGCTTGATTCGGAGTTAATGGTTCGAATGTCTTCAAGTGCTCCAACTTAATTTTTAAAGCATGAGAATTTTGAGGTTGATGTTTATGTTTTAGATCATCTGTTTCAATAATTTCTTCGCGGATTACTTGAAGATTTCTTTTAGTTGCCATTAGAAAACCCTAATATGTAGTTGTACACACCCTATATATCACTGTTTTGTTATTAACTCATAAGTTACGTAAGGAATAGCATAAAACAAATATAATAAAGTAGTTATAAAATAGATAACTATACCAATTCTAGCTAAAATATCTATACCTGGGCTATTATCCTTAATATATCTTATTGTAAGAGCAGTAAGTATAATGTAATATACACTCATAAAAAGAGTATTTACATAATGTTGTATGTAATGAATATTACTACTAAAATTTATAGTTCTTTCAAACCCAAATATACCCCAGACATAAAATAAGTAATATATTAAAGCAGCTCCTATTACTGGATTTAGAATCCATAGAGGTGTTAGAATAAATCCAGAAATATTATCCCAGACTTCCCCTAATATTGTTTTTTCTTTGTTTGTATATTCAGGTGTCTGGTAAATACTTGCTTCAAGGGTTTCAGCTGTAATATTAGGTAACGAAGGTTTGGGAGAACTACTAAAAGTTTTATGCTTTTGGTATCGCAACCCATTACCAAAATTTATGGTAGCCCTCCCAGTAGTTTTACCAGTATTATCCGAATTAAAAGTATGCCCAATGTTATAGGTAAAATTTCCCATTTTAAAAGTCTTTGAAACTCTTACTCCATTTCTAGAGATAGAAAGATTAAGACCTTTTGGGTTTCTTTTGCGGAGGATAAAGCCCATTTTAATCACCTAATATTATCTCGTAGACCTTTAGCCCCTGGAGTTCGTTCTGAAATTTTATGCAGAACTTCTCTCCAACCATTATCATTTTTCTTGATACCAAGACGGACTGGATCACCAATAGAAGCTGATGAACCCTCAAATACTCTAGTAAGATGAGGATTGTCTGCTTTAAATTGATCCAGCTCAGAGATCTTCATGACTTTTTCTAGAATCTCACCGGTATTATTATCCTGAAAAGTATAAGTAGGCATTATACTCCCTCTTGTTCTGTTACTTTATAGTAAATATATTCAGCAAAGTCTTCTGCTGCCTGTTCGTTATTAAAACAAACTTTTTCTGCATGGTCTGATTTTACAATATACAGACCTTGTTCATAGAAGACTTCTGCAATAATGTTGTCGTTGTAGTCAAACCACTGTGATAAAAGTTTCATTTTAGATATCCTTCTAATTTTGGTGAGCGATAAGTTTCTGCTTTCATAATTTTACCATTGGCATCTTTATATACCACATATTCGCCATTGACTACTGGATATTTACTTAAATTGCTATCGGCAACTTCATGACAAGCTCCATTAACATCTGCACCAATAGAATATGCACCACCTAGAGCAACTACTGCTAAATCAATATCTGCGTCAAGAGCTTCGACACGATCAATTTGAGCAACTTCTTCGTCGTACTCACCCTTCTTAAAGGCACTGGCAAAGTGTTCTAGAGTAAGCCACAAGTCATATAATTCTTTGTTCTTCTCGGTATCACGTACACCAATAGCTTTGATCTTTTCGGCGAATTCTTCAGCTTGTAGACCAATATAAAGTGCTACCCTGCGCGGGTCAAATTCGTTTTTGTTGCCAGCAATTTGATTAAACAGACAAACTTTTTCTACAAAATCCATAGTCTTCTTTCTTAGAGTAAATGTGCCGTCTTCGTTGTCAATCCATTCTAGGTGATCACCTTCTTCCCAGGGGAGTTCTTCTCCCTCTGGGAAAACAAGGTATGGTATACCATCGATTTCCTTCACTTCAGCAATGAAACGGCGGACAATATCGCTGCTAGAAGCGTTAGAAACCATAACAACCCCCCTTCTAAGTCACTCATAGTCGTTGAATTCGAAAACAGGATCGTAAATAGTGGCACTGCCGTCTTCAGTCACCACAATGATACTGTCTGAAGCATCATCAACTAGATGATCTAGATCATATTGAGGCAGAAATTTTTCAATTTCAGTAACTAGATCAAGCACATTCTTAGTATTGCAAGTTTTGGCACCAAGACGAACACGGTACAAAAGAGCAGTCAGGGTAACAAAATGCTGTGTATCCATAACCATCTTTACTCGCCCTTCTTTGTTCATTTTTACTTTGACCGATCCCTTAGCTCTTGTTTCTTTATGAACAAAGGTATTATTATTTTCGTCTTGATGAGTTACAGTAATGGTATTAGTTGTGTTGTTCATAGTGTCGTTCATAGTGTACATAGTATTCATTTCTTTAGCCTTTCATAGGGATATTGTCTAGAGAATCCGCTACTGTTTTGTCAATGCGGACACGAGAGAAACGAGGTAGGAATAAAGACCACTTTGATCCTTCGGCTTTGGCTAGGATACGTTCATTATACACTACTTCTACAATCTTGCCTACCCAGTTTGAATTTTCGCGATCTTCGTCAGATAATCCCGACCCCACATTAACCAAAACTTCGCCGTCTGCAGATCGGCAAATTAACGATCCTACCTTGCCCTCATATTTACCTGTACCTGGTTCAATACCAATGACTTCAAGATCACAAGTAATGATACCTTTCAGTTTGAGGTGATCCTTGGAGCGCTTACCTTCCCAGATGGAGTCTAGATTCTTTACAATTGTGCCTTCCTCTCCTTGTGATAGTAGTTGCTTAAAGTGTGCAATCATTTCTGCTTCAGACTTTACTTCTCGTGTTTCTACAATAGAAGCATTATGACGAAAGTTACGGTTGAAATTTGCCAATGTTAGAAACCGAGCATTGTAGGGAAAATCATACTTACCAGTTATCCAGTTCTCATACGGAATCCAATCAAACGCTACAAAGTGTAGTTGCTTTGCTTGTTCAACCGGAATAGTACCACGAATGGCGCGGTTAACGATACCATTACCCTTCTTTCGCTCCATGAACTTACCTGTAGATTCTGTGACAAGTAGTTCACCATCAAATACAGTGTTGTCCTTTACCAGAGTCGCAAACCAGTCAAATTGGTCATGAGTAGTAATCTCGCGCCCACTAGATGATAGCACAATAACCTTACCGTCTTTTATAATAATATTGCACCTAGCACCATCTAACTTGGTTTGGCTTAGGGCTGGAAACTTGATGTTAGCAATACTATCCTCATCGTGCGCAGTAGCCTTCATGACTGGAAATTCAAAAATAAGATTCGGCCAAATTTTATTGATGGTGGTTTCGGCAATGCCACAGTCTGGGTTTTTGTCGATAATATTCTTTACAAGTTCGGCATCCTCGTCACTCGCATGGCTAAGAATAAACGCCAAATGGTTAATAGCTGCATTACCTGTTTTTTCTCGAGTCATTAGTGGTTCAAGATACCACAACAATTGATTCAGCTCATAGAACTTCTCGCCTTTTTCGTAGGTAGGAATTTTCTTGATGCCGAATGTCACCATAGGATCAAGAGCAAGATAGAAGAACTTTTTCAGATCTTCATTATCTTTGTTTGCTTGAAGTACGGCAATTTTGTCATTGCGCCCAGGAACAGAGCGGACCGATTTGATAATGTCACTTACTTTATTCATATTCACCACCGAATTTAAGCTTGAACACTTGCATGGCAGACTCGTAATCTGTATTTTCCATAATAATCAGATTACGAACACCATTGATGCTAATGGTGTATCTATAGTTACCGTAGGGCCAAAGAACGGCATTGCCGATCCGCATAATAAAGGTAGGGATGCTCATGTAATACACTGTGTGTTGTTCATGTGTATATTATACCACAAACTGAATAAATTTAGTAACAAGTGTGGTGGTTCTCAGTGGAGATGATCTAGTTTCATTGCCAACAAGTCCCATCACAGATCATCCATGCAAGGCAGCTTGTGCCGCCTTGCATCATCACCGAATTTTATTAAAAGTAATATGTTGTTCTTTTTCGCGGGGTAGAGGTTCTTCATACGATTTACGAACATCTACGTTATAGTTCCATGCTTCTTTCAGAATAGTAAGATTTTTATTCTGTGATTGGGAAAACCGAATAATAGCAGGCACGTCTTTTGCAAAGCAAGCTGAACCAAATCCTCTCCGACCATCGTGCCCTGGAACTGACATGTGAGTAGTACCAATACGTTCATCGTTCTTCACAGCTTCAATGACTGTATCATAATTAGCACCAAACCTCTTGACTAATTCATTTAGTTGATTAAAAAAAGAAACTTTAAGAGACAGGAAAGAATTAATGGTGTATTTTACAAAACTTGCTTCACTTGCTGTCATAAAGTGAGCAGGAGCCCAGGAACAATTACTGTATTCTTGATAGATGAAATGAAGTTTATTACAAGCATCTTTATTTCCACCAAAGACGTGCATAGAAGGATTTAAAAAATCATTTACGGCATTGGCTTCAGTGAGAAACTCTGGGTTATAAACAAAGTTGTCATAGAGTATTTCCCAACGATTGACGTGATTAGGTGTTACCGTGCTCTTCAAAGCAATGATAGTATCTTTTAGCTCAGAAAGAACTTGCAAAACATTTACGGTAATACGGATATCTACAAACCCACCTTCAAACATCGGAGTAGGAGTACAAACAAAGACAACTCCAAGATCTTTATGATCACGGACCATATCTTCTACTGTATAGCCAATCTTTGGATCGGCAATAATAATTTCGTTACCGGGTTTTTGAAAACCAGCCTCTACAGCCTTTCCAACAAACCCCCATCCTACTACACCAATTTTCATACAAGCTCCTTGTAATATTCAATCATATAATCTAGACCTTCATCAATTTGCACTTGTGGTTCCCAACCGAGTAGAGTTTTAGCCTTTTGAATATTAGGCTTCCGCTGTTTCGGGTCGTCTTGTGGAAGTTCTTTATACACAAAAGATTGCTCACCAGGAATGAATCGGTCTGAGAGTTTATTATACACCATCTTGGCAACATCGATGATTTTGAACTCATTTGGATTACCGATATTCACTGGAGTAGTTACATCAGAATCCATTAAAGCTCGATAACCACGGATTGCATCTGTGACGTAGCAGAATGAACGAGTTTGTTCACCAGTACCGTACACAGTCATTTGCTCACTACGTAGAGCCTGATTAATAAAATTAGTAATCACACGACCATCGCAGGGATTCATACGTGGACCATAGGTATTAAAAATGCGGGCAATGCGAATAGGCAAACCATATTGCTTATGATAATCTGTTAGCAGAGTTTCTGCTGCACGTTTACCTTCATCATAGCAAGACCGCGGTCCTACTGTATTCACATTTCCCCAGTAATCTTCTGATTGTTCATCAACCAGAGGATCCCCATAAATTTCTGATGTAGATGCTTGGAAAAATTTGGGCATTACAGGGTGATATTTTGCTGCAAAATTGATAAGATTAGCAACGCCACCCACAGAAGTCATAAAGGTACCTACCGGATCCAATTGATATTTTGGTGGTGACGCTGGGCATGCAAAGTTCCATATTTCCTCAACACGCCCTACGGTCTTCTGGGGAATCTCATCTCGAATATCTCCGTCAATAAAAGTAAAATTTTTATATTTGGAGAGTAACTCAATATTCGATGCAGATCCGGTACTCATGTTATCCATACCGATTACTTCATAACCATCTTTAAGTAAGGATTCACAAAGATGCGAACCTAGAAAACCAGCAGCACCAGTAACTAACACACGTTTATTCATCATTATCTCCGTTTAGAAGTGCTTGAACTTCTGGATCATCTTCGTCCATCCAAACAAATAGATTATTCATTTTGTTCTCCTAGAAATAAATATATAGTATATTATATCACGCTATACATTAAAATTATGAATTTTGAACAATTACCTTATATAGAACAACAAAAATGGATTATTCATGCTACTGACAAATGTAGCGAGATAATAAAACCGTATACTATGGAACCGGTCAATCCGGTTGTTTATGCAAGATTTCTTTGGGAACAACACATGAAGAAAATCTTGAAAGATCAAAAAGTATAAATAAAGGTGACGGTCGCGGTATCCCCATACCCACCGTCTCTAGTCTAACCCAACGTTAAGGAGTCATTATGACCAGCACAACTATTTATCATTATGTTTATAGGATCACAAATCTAGTAGAAAATAAACACTACTACGGAAAAAGATCTTCAAAAATTGAACCAAAATTTGATCTAGGAAGGAAATATTTTTCTTCTAGTAAGAATAAAAACTTCTTAAACGACCAAAAACAAACCCCACAAAACTATAAGTATAAAGTAATTAGATGTTTTTCTTCTTGTGAAAAAGCTCTTTTATTTGAAATAAAACTACATAATAAATTCAACGTTGCAAGAAATCCTAATTTTTATAATTCAGCACAACAGACTACTACAAAATTTAGTACACAAAAGTTATTTGCTGCTATATCCGACACCGGTGAAATTATAATGGTAAGTAAAGAAGATGAATTATTTAAATCTGGAAAAGTAAAAGCATTATCTAAAGGCAAATGTTCTGGTACAGTTGTAGTAAAAGACAAAGATAACAATAAATTTAGAGTATCGGTAGATGACCCAAGATATATTTCAGATGAACTAGTACATGTATGCACAGGTGTAAAACACTCAGACTTATCTAACAAATTAAAAAGTGAAAAAGCAAAAAATAGAGTAGTATCTGAAGAAACAAGAAAGAAACAAAGTGAAAAAGCAAAAAATAGAGTAGTATCTGAAGAAACAAGAAAGAAGTTATCAAATAAGTATAAAGGTACTACTATGATGAAAGATAAACAAGGAAATATTTTTAGGGGTAGAATTGATGACCCAAGATATATTTCTGGAGAATGGGTAGGTGTTACTAAAAAGGGAGATTAATCTCCCTTTTTATTTTAGTAATTTTTGTAAATCTGGGTCATCTTCGTCAACATATATATAAAGATTATTTTGCCCGCGTTCTCCAGCAGCAAGAGGAGGGAACCATGTTGATTTTACGTTACGCTTACCTTCAATTTTTAAATGCGGTTGGTTGATTAGATCTGCAAACTTATCTAAATCTTCTTTATTACGAAAAGATACTATAACACTAAAAGTAGGAGAATTATTCTTCTGTTCAAAAGCAGGAGTATCTACCCATTCTTCGGGTTTAACATCTTCCTCAATACCAAGTAGATCATATAATGTGTTATCACTGTTAGTTGTCTTTAGTTTTTTAGTAGCAATATT